CCGAGGTGGCGAGCTTGGGCAGGTGACCGATGCGAACTGAGGTCAGGCTCTCACGCGGCCGGACGCTCTGGCTGCCTGCCAGCTGGGACGCCTTCGCGTGGCCGGATGGCAGCTGCTACCGGGTGCGCCGAGGGGCCTCGACGGGCCGCCGCTACGCCGTCCGCATCAAGGCCAAGAGGCGACGATGAGGGGCCTGAACGGCTCGCGCTGGGGTGACTCGGCTCGACCGCTGGTGACGCACTGGTCTGAGCCGCTCGGCCTCGGCGAGCCGCCTGACTACACCGCCTGTGGCCTGCCGACCTACCGGGCTATCGACGTGGTGGCCAAGTGGGAACATGTCACCTGCCAGCGGTGCCTGCGCTGCCACGCCGCCCGTGAACGACGCGCCAAGATGGAGACACGATGAGCCTAGCCTTAGACGCCGCTGAGTTGCTGTTCAACTGCCTCGCCAACGTGGACAACGGCGACTGGACGCAACAGCCGAACGACTGGAATACGGCCGCCTGCAATGCCCGCGAGGCCTATCACGCGGCCCTCGACGCCGAGCGCCGGGGCCTTGGCGCAGATGTTGGTGGCAGGCCGCGAGAGCAGCGCATCCTCGCCGTGCTGCGCTCCGACTACGAACTGGTGCTGCGGCTCGCGGCTGACCGGCTGCGGACGCTCGACGCGGCCTACCCGCCGGAGACCCCGCCGGGCTCGGCCTACCTTGGCACCCTGCGCTCGGACGCGCCGGATGACACCTACGCCCGGCAGGCCGTCGAGACCCCGTCACCCTACGCGCCACTCCCGCTCGACCGCGAGGGGATGCTGCGAGACCTGAAGGAGCGGGCCGACCAGATACGAACGTTGGAGGAGCAGTTGGCCGACGCCGAGCGGGTGGCCGCCACGCTGGCCCGCGAGGTTGACCAGTTGCGCGAGCGGGTCGAGCGCGAGGTGAGCCGTGGCACCCGGCTGGCGAACCGGGTGGGCGAGGCCGACCTGCTGGTGCCGCAGTTGAAGGGCACCATCGAGACATGGGCGAAGTGGGCCGCCGAGGCCGAGCGCCGGGCCGAAGAGGCCGAGACCGAGGCCGAGCGGTTAGCCGCCGTCCTTGAGCAGGTGGGGTTGTTGCTGCGGCCGCAGGCCTGACCATGCGCCTGCTGCTGGCAGCGGTGCTACTGCTGACTGCTGGTGGCTGCGCCTCCCATGCGCTCTGGCTGAACGGGCACCCGCCGATACTGGAGACGCATCAGGCCGAGGTGCGCATCTACCGGGCCGGGCAGGACTGCCGCATCGAGGTGGTGCTGCCGACCTACACCATCGTGACCCTGCCGACCCGGTGCCTGACCGTGCCGAGGTGGCAACCGTAGCCGTATACTGCCCAGCGGAGAAACCTATGCCGACCACGCCCCAGTCCCAAGCCTCGCTCGCTGCTGACCCCGACTTCATCCGCCGCCTCTCCGGCCTCTTGCTCAGTGAGGCCATGGTGGTGGCGCTGGAGCCCCCGGCCGTGCCCGACCTGCGCCGCCAGCTGGCCCAGCGCATCATTCAGCAGCCGCAGTATCAGACCCAGTCGCTGGCCCCGGCCATCTGCAATGCGACCAATCTGGTGGCGGCCAACACCAGCTACGACTTCGCGAGTGCGACCACGGTGACGGACGCCGACGACGCGGCGATCCGGTCGCAGATTGCCTCGCTCTGGAATACCTTGGCGGGCGTCTGATGGTGGCCCGCAACCCGCCCTCGACATGGGGCCACTACCGCCGCACCGGCCTCTCTGAGATGCGGCCCTACGTGCCGGGTGAGACGCTGGACGGGGTGGCGGTGGCCGAGGTGGACAGGCTGGCCGGGAGCCCGAAGGCGGGCGACATGGTGGCCCGCAACCCGGCCAACCATGCCGACCAGTGGCTGGTGGCCGAGGCCTACTTCAAAGCCAATCTGGAGCCCGCGTGAGCGAGGAGCCTCGGACGAACTGGCAGGCGATTGCCGAAGACCGGGCGCATGAGGTCGAGGTGCTGACCGAGGCGCTGGCGCAGATGCTGGAGGCGGGTCGGCACTTGCAGGCCCGTCTCGCGGCAGCGGAGCGGACGGTGGAGCAGGTGCAAGCCGAGAACGCACGGCTGGAGGCGATACTGGCAGGCAGCCGCGAATGAGCGTGTTCGCTCTAACGAATACCCTTCTCGCTGCCGTCCCTGTGCTTATATCACGGCCTGTCAAGCCTGCAACATGCCCAGCAGGAACCTGAGTGCCGGAGACGCATGTGCTAAAAAACCTGCTTAAGCGTTTTGGCCTATGTCTGATAATCAGCAACCGTTATCCGCTGAGCCGATAACAGCATGAGCCACCGCGACGACCACCTGCAGCTGCTGGCCGAGAACGAGCGGCGGCGGGCTGAGAAGTTCCGCACCTACTTCCCCGACCGGGGGCCGTATCGGCGGGAGTTGTATCCGCGCCATCTGGACTTCTTCGCGCTCGGGGCCACGAAGAAGGAGCGGCTGTTCATGGCGGCCAACCGCATTGGCAAGTCGGGCGCGGGAGCCTACGAGGTCTGCTGCCATGTGACCGGGCTCTACCCGGAGTGGTGGACGGGGAAGCGGTTCGATGGGCCGGTCGATGTCTGGGCCTGTGGCACCACCGGGGAAACCACGCGGGACATCGTGCAGACGTGGTTGCTGGGTGACCCCCGGGAGGTCGAGACGTGGCACGGCAGCATGATCCCGGCGCACCTGATTGAGGACTTCTCCCGGCGGACGCACGGCCTCGCCAACGCGCTCGAAAGCGTGTCCGTGCGGCATGTGAGCGGGGGCCTCAGCACCATTGGCTTCAAGACCTACGAGCAGGGCCGGAAGTCGTTTGAGGGCACGTCGAAGCACATCATCTGGGACGACGAGGAGCCGCCGGAGGACGTCTACACCGAGCAGTTGCTCCGCATCACGACCACCGGGGGCATCGTGATGGTGACCTTCACGCCGCTGCAGGGCATGAGCGAGGTGGTGACGGCCTTTCTGGAGCCGACCGAGGCGGCCAGCGAGTTCAAGGGCTACGTGCAGGCGGGCTGGAAGCATGTGCCGCACTTGGACGGCGAGGCCACACGCGCCCTGCTGGCGACGATGCCGCCGCATCAGGTCAAGGCCCGCTCGGAGGGGGAGCCGACGCTCGGCTCCGGGGCCATCTACCCCATCAACGAGGACGACATCCTCATCCCGACGCGGCTGGTGCCGTCGCACTTCCCCCGGGCCTACGGCATGGACGTCGGCTGGAACCGCACGGCGGCCATCTGGGGAGCCCGCGACCCCGGCTCGCAGGTCTGGGAACTCTACGACGAGCATTACCGGGCGCAGGGTGAGCCGCCGAGCCATGCGATTGCGATTCAGGGCCGTGGGGAGTGGATGCTCGGCGCGATTGACCCGGCGAGCATGGGGTCGAGCCAGTTGGACGGCCGGGTGGCGTTCGATGAATACGTCAAGCTGGGGCTGCACCTGACGCCAGCGGTCAATGCGGTCGAGGCGGGCATCACGCACGTCTGGACGCTGCTCATCACCGGCCGCTTGAAGGTGCAGGCGCATCTGGTGCACTGGCTGACCGAGTTCCGGCGCTATCACCGCAACGAGAAGGGCCTCATCGTCAAGAAGCATGACCACCTGATGGATGCGAGCCGGTATCTGACGATGACAGCGGGCGAGGTGTTGCAGGTGCCGCCCGGGCCGGTGCGGATGCGGAGCGGGTCGAGCGGGTCGAGCCACCCGCAGGGATGGATGGGACAGTGAGGGTGCTGCCGTTCACGCCCGCCGCCGAGCAGCCGCACACGACGGCCCGTGTGGGCTGCGCCGTCTGCGACAAGGTCTGGGAGGCCGTCTGGCCGTCGCGGATGCCGGTCGGTGACCTGTTCTGCCCCTACTGCCGCCAGAAGGGTGGCGTGGCGGTGGTGGCGATATTGGAGGCGTGAGATGACGAACGTCGAAGCGCGGACGCGGGTCGAGATGACCTACCGGTGGTGTTGTGAGTTCTGGGCCGACGCGGGCTGGACGCTCGGGTGCGACCTCGCGCCACGGTTCCGGCCGCGTGTATAATCCGGGTATTCAACGACAGGGCGGCTTCGATACGTTTCCAGCGGGGATGCCCTGACCCTGTGCTGGCGGGAGTGCTGACGCGGTAATTGCGGCATGGGGGTGCGGGCGCAAGCCCAGTTCTGACCCTGACGAGAACGGCTGGAGCCAATAGCAGCACAGTACGCCGTGACGCCTCGGAGAGACGAGGAACTTCCTTCCCGCGCACATCCGCGTAAACTGGCCCGGCACCCGCTGTGACAGATAACCGGACAGATAACCATGGCGCATGACGATATCGACCTCGATAAGAACGGCTTTGACCCCCGGGCAAAGGGCGAGGCCCCGACCTCGCGGCCCAAGGAGGTCACCGAGGCCATCGAGGAACTGGAACTGGTGATGGAGGCCGAGGGGGAGCAGCGCGGGCTGGAGGATGACGACCTCGCCTTCGACGCTGGGGAGCAGTGGCCCGACGAAATCAAGGATGGCCGGGCGCGGCAGGTCATCGACAACGTGGAAATCCCGGCCCGGCCCATGTTGACCATTCCCAAGCTCGACCAGCCGGTGCAACTGGTGATCAACCAGATGCGGCGAGCCCATCTGGCGACCAGCGTCCACGCGCAGAGTGAAAAGGCCGACCGGGACACCGCGCAGGTGCTGGAAGACCTGATGCGGCACATCCAGACCAAGTCGAACGCCGAATTGGCCCGCAACTGGGCCTTTGAGCGGGCCGTGAAGTGCGGCCGGGGCTACTACCGGGTGCTGGCGCAGTATTGCGACGACTACGGCACCACCGGGCACTGGAGCGACCAAGAACTGGTCATCAAGCGCATCCTCAATCAGGGCTCCGTCTACCTCGACCCCTTCGCGACCGAGCCCGACTGGTCGGACGGGATGTGGGGCCAGATTGGCGGCTTCATCCCGGCCCGGGCCTACAAGAAAATGTGGCCCAAGAGCGTCATGGCCCGCCTGATCAGCCAAGGGGATGCGTTCGACCTCGATGACAGCTTGGCCCCGCCGGAATGGATGTCGCCGGAGTCGAGCGGCAAGGATAACCAGCAGCGCGGCATCCGGGTCATGGAACGCTTCGTCGTCACCATCACCAGCCGCACCCGCATTGCCTACTCGCACGAGGACGGCGGCCCCCTGACCGAGGAATACGTCGAGGGCACCGACAAGGAGCAGGCGCTCTATCTGGAGAACCTCGGCAGCAAGGTGCGGGTCAAACGTGAGACCGCTGAGCGCAAAGTGAAGTGGATGAAGCTCAATGCGCTGGAGATACTGGAGCAGGAGGACTGGCCCGGCAAGTGGATTCCCATTTTCCCGGTGGTCGCCCGCGAGCAGTTCTTCAAGAACGTCCACCGCTGGGTCGGGATGATTCGCCCGGCCAAAGACGGGGCCCGGCTGTTCAACTACGCCGCCACGTCAGCCGTCGAGAAGGAGAGCCTCGACACCAAGGCCCCCTACATCGGCTACGAGGGCCAGTTCAAGGGCCACGAGAGCGCGTGGGCGCAGAGCGCCACCCGCAACTTCCCCTACCTGCAGGTGGCCCCGATCACGATTGGCGGCCAGCCCGCGCCGTTCCCCCAGCGCAACGTCGCCAGCCCCAACCTGATGGGGTCGCTGTCCCTGCTGGAGGCGGCCGACAGCTTCATCAAGTCGGCGACCTTCACCTACGACCCGTCGCTCGGCTCGACGCAGAGCAGCAGCGAGAGCGGCCGCAAGGTGCTGGCGCTCCAGCAGCAGAGCGACCAAGGCAACAGCCACTACCTCGACAACCTCGCGGTCATCACCATGCCGCATGAGGCGCGGGTGTTGCTCGACCTCATCCCGCAGTATTACGACCGGCCGGGCCGCTCGGCGCAGGTGCTCGGCGAGAACGACACGGAACCCCGCGAGGTGCTGCTGAACCAGCCGTTCGTCAAGAACCCCCAGACGGGCCGTCCGCAGCCGGTGCCGCCGGAGCAGATGCAGCAGGGCATGGCCCCGAAGGGCACCAAGCACTACGACCTTGCCGGGGCCAGCTACAGCGCGGTGGTCTCGGTCGGCAAGACCTACGAGAGTCGGTTGCGCGAGGGCTCCGACGAGATTGGCCGGGTCATCGAGGCCGCGCCCGAGATGCTCAAAATCGTCGGCGACATCTACTTCAAGTATCGGGACTTCCCCGGCCATCAGGAAATTAGCGACCGCATGAAGAAGATGCTGCCGCCGGAACTGGCCGAGGACGGCGACGAGGACGACGTGGAGAGCGCCAAGGCCAAGCTCGGGCAGCTGCAGCAGGAGTTTGAGAAGCTGAAACACGCCTTCGGGGAGGCCAGCAAGGCGGTCGAGACCAAGCAAATCGAGACGCAGGGCAAGGTCGCCATCGAGCAGGGCAAGATGCAGGGCCAGATGCAGCTGGAGCAGATGAAGCTCTCGGCGCAGGTGCAGCTAAAGACCGTCGAGGCCCAAATGAAGGTGCAGATCGCCCAAATCGAGGCCCAGTTGAAGCAG